CAGCGGATGCAGGACCACCGTGCGGATAGCGTTTTCGTTCTTGCCGTGTGTTTCCTCATCAAAGGTATTGATGGCCCTGGCAAGATGCAGCCGGTTGCCCTCCACGTCGCCCACGCGCAGCCCCAGCAGTTCGCCAGGGCGCAGGCCGGTCAGGACCGCAAAGCGGTATGCATGGATATTGGCATCCTGTTCAACCTTTCCACGAACGATGCGCGTATCCGTGGAAAGCAGGACCCGCAATGCGTCCGGCTGAAGGATCTTTCGGCCCTTTGGACGTGCTCCCCTGGGTACCGTGAGCCCCTCGTCCTCTGGCCGCAGGGCGGTGTATTTGTGCTGCCTTGCCCATTTCACAAAGCTGACTTCAACCGCCCGGATTCCCTGCAATGTTTTCCTCGAAAGGTTTCCCCTGCTCTTTCGAGTGGCCTGTGGGTTCATGCTGCCTTCCTTGTATGCCCGATTCAGCACATCCTGCAGCATTCCCGTATTCAGGTCACCGATCCGGCGGTCGCCCACCACTGGCAGGATGTAGTTCTGTCCGAACTTCTCCACCTGCTGGGCATAGCTTGTGCCGGCGGTGGCCCGCACCGAGATCAGATACTCATTCCAGACCTCCGAACAGCGCTTGGTGGTGCTGCAAATGCCCTCATCCAGCCAGGCATCCGCTTTTGCATTTGCTTCCCGCTGGCCGGTGCGGCCCGGCTTTGCACTGGTAAAAGTCCGGCGCACACCATTCTTCTGTACTTTGATTTGCCACCGATTTTGGTTAGGCAACCATTGGGCAGTATTGGTTCGCATTCCCATAAAAATACCCTCCTTTGGGTACACTTTGACAAGCCCGCCCAAAAGAGGTATAATCGCAATGTCCAAGTGTGCGATGCCCTCTTCTGGGTGAGCCGCTTATGAAACGCTTCGGTGCTGGAACACCGGGGCGTTTTTTGTTTATTGGTTGATTTTATGGACAAGAGAAGCAATAGAGGAAACCTTCGATGCTGTCAATACGCGACTACCACCATATTGCGTCGCCTTTAGCTCTCCGGCTCTTGCAATATCTGGTAATATTTTTTCAATATCTGTTAGTCTTGTCGTGTCAATATCCATACATATCGCAGTTCCATTATAATGAATATCGTAGTTAAATTGGCTCTGGCCATTGTTTAAGGTTGCGTCATCGCCGCTGCACAGCCAAAACATTCCTCTTCCACAGCAACAGATAGAGCTTGACATAAAAAGTCCATATCCTGAGTTACTCCATGCGTCATAAGGATCCTGCTTAAGTCCATAGGTTCTTGTAACACCTGGCTGGAGCGCAAGCTTATTAGCATCCCTGTCGCATCTTGGGTTATAATGTCGGTTACGCCGCAGACTTTCCCAAATGCCCTGTCCTTTATCAATTATAGCAATTTGAGCTTTATTCGTTGTTTTCCAATATTCTCCACAAACCCAAACTTCATTGGTGTTCCCATGCTCGTAAGAATTCCTTATGATTTCTCTCAAACAGTATCGAAAAGTTTCTGTAAGAGGAGAAGCGGCATCTTGAGTTAGTGTAACCGCCAAATCTTGAGAGCACCTTTCAATCATTTCGCCAAGAATAATCGTACTATCGAGATACTTTTTCTGCAAGTCACTTATTGAAATTTTCTTTATAGGAATATATGTTGCACCATAGGATTCTGCTGAATGATGCAAACCAATATCCCATCCGCACATTTGGAAAAAGCCAAAATTAGAAGCGAATTGACATCCTTGTGTCCGATCATAATTTATAGGAATATGCTTACATTGAGGAAAAGATTCTTGGACTGTTCTTATCGCATCAGCAACGATCAGCATTCCAAAAGGAGGGCAGTGCTGCATATTTGTAAAATCATAAATGAATTCTTTTTCACGATGTAGAGAAGCTAAACTCTTAGAAAAATTCAATGCAGGGAGAGGTGACAATCTTTCTGGAATTTGGATTACCATAGTTACTCCTTTCGACTATTCGCATTTTTTTGAGCTTCTTCCCTTAGCTTAATGGATTCACGATACTGTTCAGCGGGTGCAAGTTCTACAAACTCCACAGAACGGTCATAGTTTTCTTTGACAACCTTTTTGATTTCATCCAGAGAAACACGGAAAAACTCTCGCCGCTGGTTTACAAAGTTGAGCTTACGGTCCGCAAAGGCATTGTGCAACGCAGCCTCCAACCGAGGAGCATCATCCGAGAAAATCATAGCATGTACGTCAAAGTTGAACGGAACCGAGGCATCACCCAGTTCATCCACGCGATCCTGTGGATCAAGACGGCGTGTCATACCGATTTTGTAAACATTCTCTCCAAATGCGCCAATATTCGAGATTACATAAACATAACCGGCACGCTGGTTTGCCTCACGATAATCGACATCCTTGAACTCTTTATCAATCTTATCCAGTTGAGCCACCAGATCGGCCTTCTTCTCTTCGATTGCTGCACGGTCAGCCTCAGAAGCAGATGCCAACTGCATGTTGATACGTTCCAGCGCATTCTGATAATGCTGCTGCTCTTTTTCCAATTTTTTGCGTTCCTCTTCGATTTCCTTGGCAAGCTTTGCCTCTTCACGCATCCTTGCCCGTGCTTCCTTCTGCTCTTCCTTCTCCTGCTGCTTTTTCTGAGCATATTCAAAAGCAAGATGAAGTTCCTCGATTTTTAAGCGGTAATACTTAGGCTGGATGCTGACTTCCATAATGGTTCCCAGCTTGGAAATCGCTTCCCGAGAGGTAGTAATGCGCTTTTCGCTGGCTTCAATATTATTGTACTTGACGTGTTCAATTACGTCATCGCATTCGGAATTGAACGCACGAAGGAGAAGCTTCTGCATATCAGCGACCATCTTCTTGCCTTTGGACGCATTTCCATTGACTGTCCAGTTCATATTACCGCTGACAGCCGTTTTCGCCTTAATCATATCTTTCTGTTTGGCACGAATTTCCAACAGGTGCGCTTTATACTCGTCCGCATTCATAAAAGAGTACCGAGGAGTATAAAGGCCAAAGCTCTGCATCAGGACTTCTTCATTCGTCTCAATGAGCTGGTCTTTTGCCTGTTGAAGCTCTTCCAAAGCATCTTTCAACTCGCTGTTGCGGCTTTCAAGTTTTTCTTGGACACGAGCGAGTTCTTCACGCGAAGCTTTGATTTCACGATTGATGTCATCCAGTGTACGGCTTTCTGACGGCATGGCTTCACGAAGGTTCTGCATTTCAGCATTCAGTCGTGCAATTTCTTCTTTTTCTTTTTTTCCGAATAAAGACACTTTGGCTTCCTCCTGTTTTTATTCCGTTGTCTTTTCTACTTTTGAAAGATAAAGCTCATTTTCCTTTTTTCTAATATGAAAATAATAACAGTCTCCATGTCGGTTCTTAAAGTTCTAGCACACGACATCTGCTTTTCCAATGGTGCCATCTTTCAAATAGCTAACATGTCCAAAAATTTCTTTTCCACCATGTTCCATGATTCTCCAATGCTCCATTTGGTCTTGCAAATAAAAATGAAGAAGCAGTGGGTACTTAGGCTGTTTTCCTGTTGGTGTCGGTGGTGCTATTGCCAGCGTCGAATAGCTTCCTTCCCACGGACGTTCCGTCTGAAAGCATATTCCTACTCTATCAATTTGAAAAAGCGGAATACTGGAATCCTCAGAATTTCCTTGAGCTAAAAGAGGATTTAGCGACATCAAATCCTCCTGCGCTATTCCCCTGTTTTGACCGTCAAGAAGAAAGCCCTTTTGATTTCCCAGTTTGTATGCGCACAAATTTGATAGTACATATTTTGTTTTAAAATCAACTTTTGGAGCAGCTATCTTAATCGTCTCCATAGCTTTTCCGTTTTTTATAATATCTGAGTAAGGGCCAAGAGAATCTATCATCTGGAAATCCTTATCTGTTAAGAAAGAGCTTGGTTCTATTTTAGATTCTGCCACTTCCACCGGTATCTTTTCGGCCACCTTCGTGGCCTTTTTCAACCAACTAAAAAAGCCCATGATGTGCCTCCTACTTCAGATATCCCGGCAAAGCCCAACGGCCTTACCTTCAATAACAACGGCATTCATATCTTCCCGGCTGAGGATGATGCTGTTGAAAGCCGGATTCTCCGGGCGGAGTTCGATAAAATTGTCATGCCGATAAACGTGCTTCAAGGTTGCCTCTTCTCCGATGCGCACAGCAGCGATTTCTCCATTCTCCACCTCTGGCTGCTTCCGGATGGCCACCAGATCGCCATCGTGGATGCGGGGCTCCATGCTGTCGCCCTTGCAGGTCAGTGTAAAGGTGGAGCGCCACTTGGACGGTACACAGACCATGCGCTCCACGTTCTGTTCCGCCGTGATCGGCGTACCGCAAGCAATCCGGCCCACAAGAGGCACCCAGTCCATCTCTGGCATCGGCTGGAAACCGGGAGGGATGGGGTCTGCATCGGTCTTGTCAGAAGTGTGGTTTGTTTCATCAATACCAAGCAGCCATGACACTGAGGTGTCAAGCACATCCGCAAAGGCCTTTACTTTAGATTGTGGGATATCCGCTTTTCCACTTTCAATCTTACTGATAGATGATCTATCTTTATATCCCATTCGTTTTGCAAGTTCGTCTGTTGTCCAGCCGAGTTCCTGTCGACGCATCCGAATGCGATTATATATCTCAGACATCGTAGCACCGCCTTTCTTTACTGTTAGAATACCACATGTGTGAATGAAATTCAATATTTTTTGAAAATTCTGTCAAATATTGTTGACTTTCATTCCTCAAGGTGGTAATATGAGTTTGCGGAATTTAATTCCGCAGAAAGGAGGTGTTTTCCAAATGACTGACACCAAGGCCCTCAGAGAAAAAATCGAAGCAAAAGGCCTCAAACTGAAGGCTGTTGCCGAAAAACTCGGCATCACACCTTATTGTCTCCAGCGAAAAATCAACAACGAGAACGAATTCAAAGTCTCGGAAGTTGATAAGCTGTCCTCTATGCTGGAGCTTACACTGAGCGAGACCCAGGCTATTTTTTTCTCTTGATTGCGGAATTTAATTCATCAGTAAGGAAGTGAACCACATGAATGACAACAAAAAGCCCGGCGAACCTGTGGAAATCAAAGAACTCCTCACCCACCAGTTGCAGCTGGTGAGCAAGGAGTCCGAAGAAGCTCACGGGGAGACGCTGGCCTCACTGAGTTCTGCGGCTGCAGATCTGGCTCAAGCGGTGGCGGCGTGTAGCAGGCTGACGTGCGTATTTCCTCGCGGCTCAGAATCAGCACCGAAAGCACACATGCTGACTATCGATGAAATGCCGCGTCATACGTTTGGGTGTTCCGAGTTCGGAACATCTGGAGCACATACGAACAGCATTAGTACCAGCATTCCAAATCCTGGAGCCAAGTGGGTGGTATCACCAGATCAAAAAGGAACTACCCATTATCACGCAATGGATGAGAGCGGTTATACATCGGTTCTCGAAGCTGAAGCTAAATTCGCTTATGACCATGCAGTTAAGATGCGTGAACAAGGTGAATTTGAGCAATTGGCAACTGAACAAGATACTCATACTGAGGAGAACTTGTAGATTCCCCAGACCAATAAGCATATGCCAAATCAAAAAGTTCTGATATTGAAAAGTCAATTTTCCAATTTTCAAATGAATCTCGATTTAGCGCAAGTCCTCCGTGCAAAAAAGCCCCATCAAATGATGGAGTATCATCCGGAGCGATTATTTCAAATAATTGCTTTTCATCTGCTTTTAAAGATTTCCACCCACGAGCTTCTGGATTGTCCACAGCACACAGTGAAGTCATTCTCGAAGGTTTCCCTGGAAAGTATCTTTGTCTAACCAGTTCAAAAACTAGCTCGATTGATTTACTGCATGATAATTTCACATCATTCACTAGCGCTTCGATATTAAATACTTCAAGTAATTCAAAATTGTTGTATGTTCTTCCGAGAAATCGTTTATATACACTTTCTGTGTCCAAATATTGAGCACCATGATGCGAAATACCTTCAGGAAACAGCTGCCGTGCAAACCTCGACTTTCCAACTGACCCACTGAGTTCGGACAGCGGTATAAGCTCAATCCGTTGCCCATCCTTAAGCGTTCCTAATCGGTCAATATGATACAGTTTCATAATTTCACCTTCCTTCTGCCCCAGTATACCGCAGAAGGGATGCAACCACAACAAGGAGGTGAATCACCATGAAGAAGCCTTATCTCAAAATCAGTCGTCTGGCAGAAGACCAGGATCTCAACCAGGGCGCACTTGCGGCCCTGATTGGGGTAAGCTCCAACACGATGACCGCACGGCTCAAGGGGACACAACCTTGGAGGAGTGACGAGATCGTCATCATCTGCAGAGCACTACACATCCCGCAAGAAAAAATCGGGGAGTATTTCTTCCCGGCAATTGCAAAGGAGGAAAAGACCGCATGAAACCTTACACCCTTGCATCCGAGCGGGCCGCAGCGCCCACTGGATGCGCGTACATCGCACCGCTGTTTTGGAACAAGTGGTTCCGTTGGGGCGGTAGTCAGGCATCTGGCTGCTACCAGCTGGGCGGACAAATCAAGGATGAAAGCCACACCGGGCTGCAGATTTTTGCTGATGGCGAATGGCACCCGGTCATCGGATGGGCATTGGACGACTGCAGACCCGCAGTCAATTGTCTTCAGGAGGTAGGAGCATGAATATCAGCCCGAACGCTCAGTTAAAAATCCAGCTGGGGAAGGACGGGAACCCCAAGATTTATGCCTGCGGTACAGAGATGGAACAGAAAGCCCTTTGCGCCGCTCTGATTGCCGGGATTTGCATAGATCAAAGAAATCCGGAAGCGTTGCTCAGCATAGTGACTACTGCCGCAGACCTCATGGACAGAATGGAGGAATCCCCCAATGAAGATTAAATCCCGCGTCTGGTACTGGCTGGCTGCTGCCAGCGGTGCCGTAAGTCTGCTGTACGGCATGGGCATCGAGGGTGGTGCACAGCTGGGCAGCTCCATCTCTGACATCCAGTTTGCCACGGCCCTATGCCTGGTTCTGGCAGCGGTAGCGTTCCTGCGGCTGGGCTTTGCCGCCCAGGATCGTGAACAGAACGCCCGCCGCTATGACCGCGTTGACCGCACCCACGCCCGCACCGAAGAGCCGGACTACCGGCAGAACCGGAGGGGCGCATGAAAAGCAAACGAGCCCGCCCGTGCTGGTAACACGGACGAGCCCAAAGGGTGATGGAATTGTGAAGACCCATCCCCTTGATGATATCACATCAGAAAGGATTTTACAAATGAAGGGTATTTTAGCCGAACCGGGCAAAGATCCGGTGATCGCGTCCCTGCCCGACAGCCTGTGGGCCATTGAGAACCGGCTGGGCACTCCCTGCGAGATGATCGTGCTGCCCCGCACCCCGGCGGTGCTGTTCGTGGGCCGGTACGATGGTCCCATCCAGCCCGCCAGTCTGCTCAACCGGAAGTACCGAGGCCGCCAGCTTTACGGGCCCATCCTCTGCTACGGATGGAAGGGTAACAACATCCAGCCCATGAACAAGGATGTGCAGACCGAGATGCTAGACCGCCTGAAGGGCACGGAGGTGAAAGTGTGACCACCTATATCTGCAAATGCGGACGGCGAGTGAAGAAATCCACCGATGCCAGTACCACTGGAAACCGCCTATCTGGTTACGCACCCAGCCATGAGTGCTGGGGATGCCCCTATGCCATGCCATACGGAGACTTTCAATGGGATGAAAGTGCTAGAACTGTCAGCCGGGAGACTCGGGGCTACGAGTGCCGGATGAGCAAGACTCTCACTTATGCGTCAGAGTTCGCTGGCTCTATCAAGGATAAATGCACCTGTCGAGTGCATAGTCTGGACTTCGACTTTCTGTCTCAGGTCTCCGCATGGATCAAAGACACTTATCCAGACAGAGAGATTTTCGGCTCATTTTCCAAAGATATTCGTGCATCGGACTATGGATCTGACGGGCGCTATTGCCTGACAATCACATGCACTCAGAATCTGAAAGGTGTTGCCGCAAAAAGAGAGCTGTTTGGTCAGTTTTTCAATCCGGATGGAAGCCGCAAGGACATGACACCGCAGCAGGAAATGGAAAAGATTCTTGCCGACATCAAAAAAGCAAAGGAGATTTTCTCATGTGCACCTGCCCAGAATGCGGATGCTGCTGTGACTACGGCAGAGAATGCTGTCCCGACTGCCACAGCGGCAACGCCGACCATCTCGGAGAGCGGGGCGGATGCAAGCGCATCGACCCCCGCGACATCCCTGCAGAACTGCGAATCGGCCCCTGCCGCATCGGCGGGCGGTTCTTCTGTATCAACAGCTGGTGCCATGCAGGACAAGCCCCTAACCACCGTGCCGGATGCGATGCGCCCGGCGTTTGACTATTCCGGCCTGACCGACCAGACCGTGGAAGACTTGCATTTTGCGGAGAACGAATACCGCCACGGCAAGCAGATGGCCGAGCGCGGCCTTGTCCACATGGGCAATGCCATTGCCGCTGCCCATGATGCGCTGTGCGGAGTTGTCGCACAATGCGACAACGGTGAAGATGGAGCTTGTCGCACAATGCGAAAAGCTCGAAACAACCAGCATAGCGAGGATACGTTCAAAAGCTGGTGCGTATCCATCGGCATCACCAAGGATACCGCATACCGGCTGCTGCAGGTATCGGCACTGCTGGACGGAAGCAGCCCCCGCCAGCAGAAGATTCTGAAGGAGCTTTCTCCCACTCTGCTGTATGCCGTGGCAAAGCCCAGCGCCCCGCAGGAGCTGGTGGAGAAGGTTAAGAATGGTGACATCACCACCAACAAGCAGTATCAGGAAGCCATGGCCCAGATCAAGGCCGAGAAGGACCGTGCCGCTGCTGCCGAAGCCCGGGAGGAAGAGGCGTGGAACATGGTAAGCAAAGCGCAGGATGAAGCCCAGACTGCCAAAAACGACTTGGATGCCGCCCTTGCGGATGTGCAGGGGCTGGACGAGGAAAATGCCCGGCTGAAAGCCGAGAAAGAAAAGGCAGAACGGAGCTATAACGAAATGTACGAAAGCCGCATTGCGGCCAACCTCCAGCGCCAGAAGGCCGAAGCCGAGCGCGACAGGGCCGAAGAGAGAGCCAAAAATGCCGAAGACGCTTTGAAAAAGCAACCCATCACGGCGGTCATCGACGAGGAAGAGATTGACCGCCGGGCCGCAGAAAAAGCCTGGGGCCTTGCCGATGCCCGGAACGCCGAACTGGCCAAAGACAATGCCAACCTGAAGAAACAGGTTGCGGCACTCCGTTCCCGCATCAACGATGATGCCCAGGCAGATTTTGAGCAGGCCAACTACTGCGCCAGCCTGATGCGGGCGGCGTGGGATAACAGCAAGGCCAGCTATTCCCGGCTGGTGGGCGAAGATCTGGAAAGCACCTTTCAGACCATCTGCAGTACCCTGAACAGCATCATTGAGGAGGCCTCCCTGCTCTGCCGCCAGCCGCCGGATTATGACGGAGGTGACAAGGATGAATGAGATGTACAGTCTCGATCTTGACCGTTACGGCCCGCCCATGGAGCCGCCCGATGACTACTACTTTGCCCCCGACCGGGAGCCAGAAGAGGAGGAACTGACCGATGACGAATGAATTGACCGTCCGGGTAGAGCGCCCGGTGATCCCGGCTATGAACTGGAACAAGGATGAGGTGCAGAAGAACCTTGACGAACTTCTGGCCTCCTATACAGGCCGTGTGTACACGCCTGAATCCATCAAGGATGCCAAAGCCGACCGTGCTGCCGTCAACAAGTGGGACAAGCAGCTAGCTGCTGCTTTGACCGCCGCCAAGCGGCTTTACACTGACCCGCTGGAGGACTTTCAGAAGAGCATCCGGGAGATGCAGGCCCAGTGCAAGAGGATCTCCGGTGCCATTGATCAGCAGGTAAAAGCAGTAGAACAGGTCCAGCGGGAAGAAAAGGCATCCACCCTGCGGCTGATCTACCGGGACTGCATCGGGGAGCTGGAACCGCTGATTTCTTTTGACCGTCTGCTTGTGCCCCAGTGGCTCAACAAAACCTTTGACCTCGCCCAGGCCGAAAAGGAACTGCGTAAGGCTGTGGAGACCCGGCGGGAGGAACTGCGCCTCATCCGGGAGACCTGCGGCGAAGACGCTGAACCCTGTATTACCGAATACCTGCGGGCCTTGAGCGTCAACGATGCACTGCATGAACACAGCCGCCGGGAGCACGCTCGTGCGGCTCAGGCTGAGGCAGAGGCCCAGCGACAGGCCGCAGAACGTGCCAGAGCTGCCGCACCGGTCATCATCCCGCCCACCGAGGAAGAGCGTCAGCTGAAAGAAGAGGCCGCACAGGAGGCCCGGAGCAACGCCTTTGTGACAGCTTCCGGGCGGCTGGACTGCGAGGTATTGCAGCAGTTCGCCCTGCCTGGCACAGGCCTTGCACCTGCCCGCAAACGCTACCGCTTCTGGGTAGATTTCACCCCGGAAGACATCGAATGGTTCAAAGCCGAAGCTAAAAAGCGCGGCTTCGCATATGGTCCTGTAAAATTAAAATAATTGGAGGATTTTACTTATGGCTTTTTCTCGTCCCGGCGCACCTGCGCCCACCATGTCCGCAAACACCACCGGCACCCCCACCGCCGCCCGGATGACTGCAATGCAGCAGCGTGCTGCCCAGAGCAGCGCTCTGCAGGCCGCCAGCCCGGCCAAGCCCGTGGAGATCACCTCTGCCGACGGCCAGCACATGACCGTCAGCTTCTCGGATGTCCGCAACTTCATCTGTCAGAAAGCCACCGATGCCGAATGCAAGATTTTCCTCGAGACCTGCAAGCAGTACCGCCTGAATCCCTTTACCAAGGAAGCCTACCTCATCCACTACGATAACAACAGCGAGGACACCCCCAGCACCATCGTTCTGGGCAAGAACTGCTACCTGCAAATGGCAGAGCGTCACCCCAGCTATGACGGCTTCGAGGCCGGGGTCATCATCTTCGATAAGGTGGCCGGGGAGTGCCAGAAGCGGGAGGGTTCCATCGTCTACGAGGACGAGGAACTTCTGGGCGGCTGGGCCAAAGTCTATCGCAAGGACCGCACCCGCCCCAGTTACGAGGAAGTGAAGCTGACCGAATACGACACCGGCAAATCTCTGTGGAAGGGCAAAAAAGCCACCATGATCCGCAAGGTTGCCCTTGTCCATGCCCTGCGGGAAGCATTCCCCTCCACCTTCGGCTCTCTCTATGACGAGAGCGAGGTCCATGTGGATGCCGAGTCCACCGCCGTGGAACTGGACGAAGCTGGACAGGCTTCAGCTCCCCGCTGGACCCGCATCAAGGAAGCTGTTGAACAGGCCGATGCCCTGACCGTGGAGGATGCTGACAGCGCAGACGACCCCTTTGCCGGGGGTGATGAATCGTGCTCCTGACCCACAAGACCGGCGTTCTGCTCCACGGGACCCTTGCCAAAGACCCTGTGCTCAAGGACGTGGGCCAGAAGCGGGTCCTGAAGTTTGACGTGAAGGCGCACAGCGTCAAGACCGACACCGGCAGCTGGGAGAGCCTGTATGTTCAGGTCAATGTCTGGCACGGGCTGGACAAATGGGACGGGCTGCTGCTGAAGGGCGATGCCGTCACTGTCTTTGCCCGGGAGCTCAAGAGCCGGGAGTACAATGGCAAGACCTATTACAATGTGGATGCCGACGACATTCAGCCCGGCGGCATGGTGATTTTCCGGTGGATGCAGAATCTCATTGACCTTTGCACAGAGGCCCCGGCACCGCCCGAACCAGCGCTCACTCAGGAGCCAACGCCCTCTGATGAGCCTGCCCCGGTGCAGACCAGCCTTTCCGGCGGGCAGATGTATCCCGGCGAAGACCTGGCCGACTATGCTCCCCGCGCCTCTCAGGCGGCAGCGCCTGCCGGGCCAGCCGCAGGCACCCCGGAAGCAGATGCCCTCATCGACGATGATGCGGATGACCTGCCGTTTTAACCACACCAGAAAGGAGTTCAGACCGTGGGCATTGACCCATCCCGTGGCTTTGTTGCCTTTCCCCGCGGTCTGACTGACTGGGAATGGTATTCAGAGCCCAACACTGCCCGCCTGTTTTTCCACCTGCTACTCACCGCCAACTGGCAGGAAAAGCAGTGGCAGGGCATTACCATCAGGCCCGGGCAGCTGGTTACAAGCCAATCTCAACTGGCAAAACAGCTTGATTTGAGTGTTCGGAACATCCGGACGAGCTTAGAACATTTACAGGCGACAGGCTATCTGACAGTCAAAACAGGCTCAAAATACAGCATTGTCACGATAGAAAACTATGCTTCGCTTGTTGGCAGTGACAGGCAAAGTGACAGGCAAGCGACAGGCAACCGACAGGCTGCCGACAACAACTTAACAAGTCTAACAAACCAACAAGCTAACAAGTCGTCGTCTGCGGCTGCGCCGGAGCCGACCGGACGACCGACGACCTCACCCTTGGTATCAGAGTTTGAACAGGATATCGGCAAGCTGAGTGCCTCCGGGAAAAGAGAGCTGACAGGATACGCTGACCGACTGGGCGAGGAACTGGCGCGGGTGATCCTGCGCAAGTGCATTGATGCCGGGGCACATAGCTGGGCCTATGTGCGGAAGGCTCTGATCGAGGCCGAAACCCAGGGCTGTAGGTCTGCCGAGGAGTACCGCATGACGAACCCCATTGGAGCAGGACGCAATAGGCGGGTGGACAGGCCGGAACCCAGCGGGAATGATTTTTTAAAAAACGCAGCCCGTCGCCGTCCGCTCACCAAGAAAAAGGAGGACTCCAATGTACCGGAACCATGAGCACTACCCCGACCCGACAGCTGGCCGGGCATTGGGCAGCCTCCGACGAAAGGAGAACCAATTGAACACCGGAAAACAGTTCGAGGCAGACTGGAAAAGCTCCATGCCGAAGGATGCTTGGTGCTATCGACTGAAAGACAGCGCGGCCACCTATTACGGCGGCAACGAAAACCTGAGCTTCTCCATTGATAACATCTGCGACTTCGACGTGTACCGCTACCCTATGCACCATTACTTCGAGCTCAAGACCATCGAAACGCCCAGCATCCCACTGGAAAAGATCCTGGGCCGATTCGACCGGGAGCGGCAGAAGTACCACAAGCTCAAACACATCACCGATATGGCCCACGCAGCATCCTTCAAGGGCCAGACCGCCCATGTGGTCATCAATTACCGGGGCAAGGTCAACCGCACCTTTGCCGTACCGGCCAGCGCTGTGCTGGAGTACATGCAGACCCAGACCCGAAAGAGCATTCCATGGCAGTGGGCCGCCCTGAACGGCATCGAGGTGGAGCAGCACCTGCTGCGCGTTCACTGGCGGTATGACGTGGAAGGGCTACTGAGGGTACTGGAAGGAGGGAGTACAGAATGACCTGTATCCAGAAATGTGAGTGGCTGAAGCTGTATCAGGTATCACTTCGCCGCCAGAAAATTCTTGTCCGGCGTATCCGCGAAGCGAAAGACCAGGCCGAAAGCGTCACCCAGGCACTCAGCCCTATTGTCAGTTCTGGATGTTCTGGCGATAAGACTGGCCGCGCCATTGAAATGATGGATGCCTACCAGCACCAGCTGTGCCATGAAATTCAGCGCAGTCAGGAGTTGTGTTACACCATCCGTAAGGTCATCGCAGAACTCGAAGACCCTCTTCTGGTAGACCTTTTGGAACTGTGCTACATTGATGGCCTGCATCGTGGACAGGCTGCTGACAGACTCCGCGTCAGTGACCGACATTTTCGTCGTCTACATCGGCAGGCTGTGGAGGCCCTGAACATTCCAATGAATGCCATTCCTCCGCAATTATGGCCGCGCATGTCCGCTTAACTGTGTTATAACGATACCATCGGCAAAGCCGAAAGGCAGACCGATGCCATGGCAGCTTCCAGAATGTGCCCGTCCGACATCACGTTCTGCGAGCTGCTTCTATTATGCCGCCTGAGCGCAATGTGGTGCGCGTTCACGAGTGTAGTCGTGGAAGGTTCGATTCCAAGGGTGGTTCCAATTCGCCGCCGACCCCGTAGGCGGCACAGCCTGACGCATGGGGCTACATACTCCCCACCGGAAGCTCATGTGGTGGGTGGCGGGATCTCCTTGCCCGCCCTCTGACCTCCCCACATACGCCGGAGGCACCGGAATCCATAGGCGGGTTTCAGGTATTTTCCCGCTGGATGTGCGTCAATTGCCCTGCATGGAAACATGCAGGGATTTTTCATGCTATTTTCTGCCGTCCTGAGGGGCGGCTTTTTTGTACCCTGACGACGAGAGAGGTGGTGACGTGTCGAATGAAAAGAATCTCATTCCGTTCAATGAACGAACGGAGAGCGAACAGAGAGAGATCGCCCAGAAGGGCGGCATTGCATCCGGTGCGGCCCGCCGCCGCAAACGGTCCATGCGTCAGGCGGCTGACTACTACCTGAGCCTGCCGGAGACCGACCGCCGCCGGGTGAATGCCATGCTGCGGGACCAGATTGACCCGGAGGACGTGGACAACCAGATGAGCGTGGTCATGGGCATTGCAGCCGCTGCCAAGCAGGGCGATGCCAGGGCAGCCAATGTCCTGCTGAAAATGCTAGGTGAGGAGACCGTGCAGGAGGACCCGGGCGCGGATGCTCTGGCAAAGGCCAAGGAGCTGCTGGGAGGTGTGGACAGTGCCATTGACTGAGTTTCAGCAGGAGTACCTGCACAACTGTTCCCACCGGTGGAATGTTAAGACCGGGGCCACCCGAAGCGGCAAGACCTACCTGGACTGCGCCGTGACCATCCCGAAGCGGATCTGCGCGGCTCGAGGCGAGGGCCTGCTGGTG